CGGATTTACGACATCCGCCGCCCTTTCTCTCGGTAACGTCGAAAAAACGTTCTCCGCTATCCCGCAGTGGTTCGTATCGCCACGTGCCATCGGCGGCTTCGCGATGCCTAACTATGGCGGCGCCGGAACAGTATCTGCCCCTCCGTCAACAAAACTATCCCGGTTCACAAGCGCAACGCTTGATGTGGTTGTCGACATTCGCGCCGATGGAACTTGGTCGTAATGGAGACGTAAAATGACCACAAAAGCATCCCTGCCACGCTCTCCTATGTGCAATGGACCTTCCAGACGGTCTCCGCCATGCAGGCCGCTGCAGTGACTGGCGGGCTCGCTGTTGGGGTGCTTTACAAGACAAGCACAGGTGAAGTTCGGATTAGGGTTTAATGGATAAAAATATCTACGATCTAGTAGCAACTCAAGAGCCTGCCATTCGGCGGGCTTTTGAAAAAGCGATCAAGGATATTCGTGATGGGGCAAAAGTTACTGCGCTTATCAATGCACTGAAGGCCGGTGATATTGAAGCGGCTGTCGCATCTATCGAGATTGACAACGCTGCATTTTCAGAACTGCGCGCTGCCATTCTGAATGTCTATGGTAATGCTGGCATCCTTACGATGAATGGGCAGACTTGGATTTATCCAGACGGAACGCGGGCTGTTGTGCGGTTTAACATGGCAAGTCCGCGCGCTGAGGAATTTGCAAGGCATATCGGAACAGGACTGATCACGAATATCACCGACGATATGGCTGTCGCTGTTCGTAATATCATTGCCGACGGATATGCGTTTGGGCGTAAATTCGATGCTATCGCTCGTGATATTGTTGGGCGTGTTGGGCCTACAGGATCGCGCACTGGCGGCATGATTGGCTTATCAACGCCACAGACGCTGTGGCTGATCAACCTGCGTAATAAGCTGGAAACGGGCGACTACAGGGGCGCGCTAGATATGTCGCTGCTTAAGGACAAGCGGCTTCGTAAAATCCTTGAGGTTGCGATCCGTGATCAAAAGTCTATAAGTTCGGCGCAGATTGCAAAGATGGTTGCAAATTATGAGCGTAATGCACTTATGTCGCGTGGCTTGACGATTGCAAGGACTGAAACACAAAAGGCCATCGAGGAAGGGAAGTATGAGGCTTGGAAGCAAGGCTTAGAGAAAACCGGCATTCCTGAGCGGTTTGTTATTCGAGAGTGGCGACACACTGGCCGCGCCGTCAAGGATAGGCCATGGCATCAAGCGTTTAATGGCACCACGGTTCGAGGGCTGCAAGTGCCATTTATCCTGCCGTCAGGCGCTGCAATGATGCACCCACACGATACTAGCATTGGCGCTGGTGCTGGCGAGGTTGTGAATTGTCTCTGTATGTGCAAATATAGCATAGACAGAAAGGGGCTAAAAGCATGGCGCGGGTAGCGGGATCAGTTGGCACTACTCGCGGGTTCTCAAAGGCTGTGAACCAATGGACAAAGCAGACCATCCAGCGCAGCGAAGAAGCGTTCCAGATGGGTGTTCTGGACTTTTTCATTTATCTGCGCGACACAACGCCTATTGACACAGGATACCTTCGTTCAAGCCTGACGCTTGGAATTAATGGCAACATTCCAGCCGGGCCTAATGCTGAATATGGCAGCGTCTATAACGACATGCGCGCCTTGAATGTTATTGGTCAACTGAAACTCGGTGATCGCGTGGCACTGGTTTACAACGCACCATATGCGCGGCGCCTTGAGTATGGGTTTGTCGGGTATGACAGTTTGGGCAGATACTATAATCAGGCAGGAAGATTTTGGATCACCGCAGCGGGCAACAAGTATGTATCTATCATGCGCGCTGCGGCTACTAGGCTTCGGAATTCAACTGCGGTATAATCAGCACATGACACAGATCACAAACCCAGACGGCAAGGCCTTTGTTGCACTAAAGACACACATGGACACGTTTACGTCAGTGCCTGTGTATTACTCGCCTGATGTTCCGCAACAGCCAGGATCAACTTCGCCATATTTGATTGTGTCTGACTTGCGTCTAGATGCTGGCACTATGTATCTAGGGGCCAATGACCCAGACGAATATCGTGGATCGCTGATGATTGCTGTAATGGTGCCGATGGTATGGGATGCGGCGCAAGCTATTGGCTTGGCTAGTCGCGTTGCTGATCACTGGCCAAAGGCTAGCTTGCATGGCTATGATGACTGCCGCGTTCAAGTGATTAAGCGGCCCAGAGTTATCGGGGCCGCTTATGTTGATCATGGCATGATGCGGTATCAGGTTCAGGTTGATTGGCGCGCAGTTGGGTGAGGCGCGGTCACTGCATAACCTCTTTCGCGCAGAGCTTCTGCATCTTCGTCTTGCAGGTAGCAGAAAGCCGCATCCCAATCCCCGTGCAACCATTCATTGATGGCGTCGCATCTGTCCTGTCTATCATAACACGTCTCAAACAGCTTTGACACAAACACATCCATGCTGCACGGGCGACCGTCGCTTGGTTGCCATTGCGGCACTAGATCGGCGCGGATGTATTCAACCTGCGGGTGGCTGTCTGACTTTGGTGCTTCCCATCGAATTTCTTTTGCGTGTCTAGTATTACCATTATACCAAATCCGTTCCGGCGCCGTCATGCTGCATCCCCGTGGCGAAGGAAGTAATCGCGCAGTTCTTCCAACTCATCACGCAACCGCGCCACCTCGGCGTCGTGCAGATCGGCGCGGATGTATTCGGTTCCCTCCCCGACGATAGATTGGAATGATTCCCATTGGCCCCTATTTGGACTTGCATCCCAAGCCCACGCAAAGATCCGTTCCTGCGCGGTCATTGCATAACCTCTTTCTTAACTTCCACATTGGCATGGCCAGCTTGTTCAAGTGCGGCTATCATTACTGCGTATTCCATGGCAGCGCGCGGGTTGTTCATGGCAAGCGCCGCATAAAACTGATCGCTAAGCCAGTCGTATAGTTCAGCAAAACACGCCTCAGAATTTGTCATCGCGCCATGCCTCAAGGTCTTTGATCGCTTCGTGCAGAAACCATAGCGCAACAAGTGCGGCGACAACCGCAATCGTGCCAAGTGCATAGTAAATCATCTTTTCCTCTCAGTTGATGTGGCCTTTTTGCATCGTTACGCCATGCGGTGTATATTGTCAACAGTTTTCTTGCGGCGATCTGCCGCTTTCTTGTAAGGGCTTGAAATGGCAGACAATCTTAACATTGGCAGTAAGCTGTATATCTGCGCCACCGCACAAAACAGCAATCTAACCGAAGCGCAGTTTGAGGCGCTGACTTGGATTGAAGTCACTAAAATCGTGTCGCTTCCTCCGGTCGGCATGTCGGTCAACATGGTGGATCGCGTATATGTCGCAGAAGGCATTGGCCGGTCGCGCAAGGGCGTTCTATCCGGTTCGGATGGCGAACTGGTTGTGGGTTACGACTACACCGACGCCGGGCAAGATGCCCTTTACACGGCTTCTCAATCGCGCAGCAAGTATGCATTCAAGCTGGTTGGGGTTGACAGCCCGAACACTGCTACAACGACAAACACGATCATGTATTTCCGTGCACTTGTCGGGCCTCGCAACTATGCCGGTGGTGAAGCGGAAGGCGAAGTTACGCATGCCTACCAAATCAAGATCACCGATCAGTCGCCAATTGCGGTTGAGCCTGAGGATATCTAATTGCGGGGCCTTCTGGCCCTGCTTTCATCCATTTAAGAGGGTAAGATGGACATTTCAAAAATCGTTTCAGACGATGTGCTGTTTCCTGTTGAACTAAAGCATCCGTTCACTAAGGAACCGCTAGGCATAACGTTCTGGATTGAGCCTTTCGCAGAAGATGACCGCCATATTCAATGGGGTCGGGCAGAGTTTATCGCGCGCAAGGTGAAGTCAGGCGAAACCGATGTTAGTGCAGATGATCTGGTTGATATTGAGTTTGAGGTAAATCGTCGCCGCTGTCTTGATGCCGTGAAACGCTGGGATTGGGGCGACAACTCATTCAATGAGATTGGCGCTGATACCCCGTGCACAAAAGAGAATATTCGGACTGTTCTGTTTGCGCCAAAGGCTGAATGGATCACTCGGCAACTATATGATGCTGGGGTGAACGTCCGAAATTTTTTTCCGAAGTCAAGCGTGAGTGCGTAGAATACGTTACCGTATTTGCGAAGTGGCACACTAAAGACCACAAAGGGCTAACTCGCGCTGTCAGACTGCATCGGGCAACTGGCGGAAAGAAAAAAGCGCCTGATCTAAAGATCAGTCCTAGCAATTTCTATCTAGTTGAATGGTTCTGGCGGCTTCGTGGGTTTCTTGAGGTTAGGGAACCTCCGGGGCCGCCAATCACTCCGGGCCTGATCAATGATTTGGCGCATGGGGAAGGCATTTTGCTTTTCAAGTGGCAGCGCGATATAATCCACGAAATGGATAGTTCTTTCCGTTCAGCTTTGGCAGAGGAATTTGCAAGCAACGAAAAGAAGCGCATTGATGAATTGGAACGGCAGAGCAAAAGACGATGATCAATATTGCGTCGCTTGGGTATGAGATTGACAGTAGCCAAGCGCGCACCGCTGCCCGCGACCTTGATCGAATGGCTGCATCTGCTGATAAGGTTGAACGCGGTTATAAGTCGCTAAAGGCCGCATCGGCAAACCTGCTACGCGATGAGAAAGGCAGGTTCATTAGCGCTGCAGATAGCGCGGCGAAATATGGCGCTGAAATTGACGCGCTACGGTCTAAGTATAATCCGCTATACGCCGCAAGCAAACAGCTAGAGCAATCGCAGAATGAGATCAGACGCGCGCTTGAGTTAGGCGCTATCTCTGCCATGCAGGCAGATGCTGCGATGGAACGTTTGGCGCAGCAATACTCGGCCACTAGCACTGCGGCTGGCGGATATGCCAAAGCATCGAATGTCGCCTCCATGCAATCAGCCAACGTATTCGCCCAACTGAACGATATTGGCGTTATGATGGCTAGCGGGCAAAACCCGCTGATTTTGGCCATTCAGCAAGGCACCCAGCTAAACCAGACTTGGGATCAGATGGGCGGCAAGATTGGCAGCATCAAGACTGCGCTTGTATCAGCTTTTACATCAATGCTAAATCCTGTGTCGCTATTGACGATTGGCATTATCGCTGGCGGTGCTGCGCTTGTGCAGTGGGGTATGTCGGCTATTGGGGCTGCGGAAGATACTAAGACGCTGCGTGAAAACGTTGATGCGCTACAGGCAAGCGTTGCAGAAGTTGATAGAATTTCTAAGACATACTCGCAGGAGGGTCTCGATCAGATCAAGGAAAAGTTTGGCGAGATCAATAGCGAAATTCTAGCCATGATCGAAAACCAACGCAGGTTTGCGATTGGTCAAGCTGTTAATGATGCTAACACTGCGATTGCTGATCTGCGGTCTGAATATGGTCAGTTACTTTCAGGTATAGACGATTTTGGCAGAACTGGTGCGCAGTCGGCTGCTATCGTCAAGAATGAACTAGGTCTTACTCGTGATGAAGCGTCTAGGCTTAAAGCTGCTATTACTGCCGCAAGCAACGCTGATAGCTTTGATGAGCAAGCGTCTGCCCTAAGGGTTATCAATGACCTTCTGTCTAAATCAAAGGTGGCAACAAGCGAAGTCGCGGGCGCAGCACTCGATGCTGAGGAAGCTATGCGCAGGCTTGCAGAGACGGCCCCAAAGACTGGATGGCTAGGCGCTGCCATTGATCAGGCGGCTACGCTTGCTAGCACACTATGGGATGCTGTGAAGGCGAAAGCGGCTATCACGCAACAGCCTGTAGGCGATGACCGTAGCGAGGCCATCCTAGAAAACCGCGCTGGCATTGAAGATGCGCGATCTGTAACGCGTGACCGTATTCAGTCCGTATGGATGGACAAAGGCGGTGGCGGTGGCGGTGGTGGCGGAGGTGGCGGGTCAGACCAATACCAAAGCAACCTGCAACAGCTAATCGAAAGCCTGCAGCAAGAGCAAGAAACAATTGATGCTTGGTATCAATCAAGCCTGCAAATCCTTAACGACCGTCGCGCGCAAGAAATCCTAGGGCAGCAAGCGCACAACGAAGCCAAAATTGCGCTAGAGGCTGAATATCAATCGCGGCTGGCGGAATTGCAGTCTCAGGAAATGGGGCGCACTCTCGGCCATTACAACAACCTCTTTGGCAACATGGCTACAATCGCCAAGGCTGGTGGCGACAAGGCATCTGGCGTTGTCAAGGCGTTCTCTGTCGCGCAGGGCCTTATCAACTCGTATCTAGCCTATACTCAGGTGCTAGCCGATCCTTCGCTTGTTGGACGCCCATTCCTTCGCACGGCGCTTGCTGCATCAACTCTTGCGGCTGGTCTGGCGCAGGTTGCTAATATGAAATCTGGCGGTGGTGGCAGTTCGTCGTCTGCAACTTCATCTGCTACAAGCGCTGCGGCATCAACGCCAACTAGAACAACCGTGATCGAATTGACTGGCGGCGATGAATACATGAACAACTATATTCGTGATAAGCTGGGGCCTGCTCTTTACGACTTCACAAAAGATGGCGGGGTTATTCAGTTCGCATGACAGTAACGATTATCTCTGGTGCAGAAGATGTTGACGGCGCAAACGTGCTATTCCGTAATATCTTCGCAGAAGTAGGCTATACCGTATCTAGCTCTGATACCGGGTTTTCATACATCAACCTTGCAAGCGATGATACCTATAGCGCATGGAAGCCAACTAGCGTTCCGGCTACTATTACGTCAGAGTTTGGGGCGTTGGGAGCGTTTTTGCAGATCAATGCTATCGGATTTGCTGCTCACGATATGGGTACTAGAGGAACAAGTTTTGTGCTGCAAACATCGCCGGATGGGGTGACTTGGACTAACGCTTTCTCTGCGCAGGCTGTCCTGTCTGACGATGATATTCTAGTGCTGTTCCCAACTACAACTGCTAGCTGGTGGCGGCTTCGGTTTACTGGTGGCGTTCCTACGATTGGCTATTTTGTTGTTGGTCAAAAGCTGGCTTTCCCATGCTCTCCTATTGATGGTCATGTGGCGTTCCATCATTCGCGCAAGTCTGAAATGCTTGTGTCTCAATCTGTCGCAGGGCAGCGGCTTGGAAATCGTGTATCGTCTAGGTCAATGGAAGGCTCTGTAGACTTTGGCGAACTGGAACGTGACTTCGTTGAGATCGATCTTGCTGCATTTGAGGCGCACTACAATTCCGGGGCTGCGTTCTTCTATTGCGGGTCACCGTCTGCAACGCCTAAGGATTTCTCATTTTGCTGGCGTCCTAATGGCGGTGATGAAATGGCAATCGCTTGGGTTGAGGGTGACACTTTGGCAACAGTTAGCTTTGATGTGAACGGCTATGTCGCAGCGTGAAACCTTCCAGATCGTCGAGATTGATCTTGACTACTGCACTCGCACGTTCGGCGTTGGGGCGTGTCTTGCCGCGCTAGGATCGTCAACTCCAAGGAAGTGCTACAACACATTCGGCACTTGCAAGTATTTGACTGCATACAACAAGGGAACTAAGACTTACACGTTCTGCACGGCTACTAGCAGTATGCCGGTTGGGCAGAACTACCTACCGTTCCTTAAGTCTGTTGATGAACGCAGCGGATCGGTAAATATCGCTGGTGCGCAGAAAGACCTGAAAGCGTTTGGAACGCGCGCAACTATTACTGCGAAGTTTGTTGATTCCCCATACAATGACGCGCTGACAGATAAGTATGTGCTAGAGCGTATCAGCGGGGCCGCACAAATTGATGAGGGCGGCTATAATCCTCTTGACCGACTGACATTCTGGACAAAGCTAAAAGCCCGCAATCGTAATTATGCTGGCCGTCCGATGCGTGTTAAGCAGTGCTATATCGAGAATGGCGCTGTTACTGTAGAAACAACTCGGCACTATACCATCACAGAAATTGATGGGCCGGATGATAGCGGAAACGTATCAGTCAAAGCTAAGGATATTCTTGCGCTGGCCGATGATGACAAGGCAGTAGCACCCAAGGCTAACACTGGATACCTGAAAGCCGACGTTACGGTTGATGAAACGTCAATCACTTTGCTGCCCGCTGGCATCGGTAATATCGAATATGCCGCCAGCGGATGGGTTGTGATCGGATCGGAGATTTGCGGCTTTACTCGGGCTGGTGATGTTCTGACGCTAACACGTGGGCAGCGCGGCACTGTTGCGTCAACGCATAGCGTTAATGATGTTGTGCAGCAAACATTCTCAGTTCGTGGCGCGCGTATTGATGAAGTATTGTATGATTTGCTTGTGAACTATGCTCAGGTGCCTGCGGCATATATCACACTGGCGGATTGGCAAGAGGAAGCTGAAAGATGGGCGCCGCATCTAAGGCTTAATGCTGACATTTGCAAACCAGAAGGTATTAACGCTTTGGTTAGCGAAATGCTTGTGCTGGGTGTTAGTGTCTGGTGGGATGACGTTGCACAGAAGATCAGACTGCAAGTCGTCAGGCCGGTTGATGATGACCCAGTTGTGGCGATAACCGACAGAAATAACATCGTCAAGATCACACAAAAAGACAATGACGATAAGCGACTAACGCGGGTTCTTATCCGGTTCAATCAGATTGACCCAACGCGGGCGCTAAGCACTGACAACTTCGCAATGCAACGGCTGATCATTGATACCGCAGCAGAAAGCGAAGATAATTTCAATGATGTGAAGCAGCGTGAGATTAATTGCCGATGGCTAAACGATGGCAATTCGTCGCTTGCTCGGATATCTGCCAAGCGCATCTTGCAGAGGTTTTCGTCGAACCCTGCTGAATTTGAAATCACGCTTGACCATAAAGACGACATTCTTTCGCTTGTTGATGTTGTGTCTTTGTCTAGCCGTGTCGCGGCAGATGAAAGCGGAAAGCCCGTTACTCTGTTGATGCAGGTGACTGATCGTAATGGTGTAATGGCAGGTCATCAATTCAAGATCGGCGCGCAGTTGTTCGAGTATACAAAGCGTTACGCTTATTTTACGGAAAACACACGTCCGGTGTATGGTAGTAGCACAGAAGCGCAAAAGCTGCGCGGTGCATATTGGTCTGATGCTGGGGCTAACTTCTCAGACGGCAGACCGACATTCTCTTTCGCATAGGCGCATAAATGGCATACATTCCAATTCTTGACACGCAACTAGACCCTGATGCCCCTATTACGTCTGGGCTCGGGTTTCAGTTTCGCGATAATCCTATCTCTATCGCTGCGGGTGATACTGGCGCGCCTTATATCAAGTCAGTCTGGCATCCATATGATGGTGTGACTTGGGGCGATGGTAATGATGGAGAGATTTACACATATACCACTGGCGGAGTTACTGAGATTGTCACTCCTGATTTTGTCGATGGATACGAGTATCAGCTTATCATTGATGAATTATCAATAGCAATTACTAGCACTTTTTCTATTGGGCTTTATGGGCAGACGTCTGGTAGCTATGGAACGATTGTTCAAGTTGACGCATCTGTTGGTCCTGCATCTAGGATGACAGCTATTGTTGGAATAGACAGGCCACGCGAAACTCTAAAAAAGCATTTGTTCAGTGTTGATTACGCTCTAGGCTCTGCAAGTGGTGGTGCTGGGACTGCATTTGTTGGGCATGACTACAGAAGCACATCGCAAAAAATCCTAAAGGCAAAGCTAGTTTTTGGATCGGCTATCTCAGAAGGCCGAGTTCGCATGTATAAGCGACTTGTTGCATGACAAGCCTAACCAAGCCTGACAACTTCAAGAATGATTGGTATGGGTGGATCACCAATCAGTGCGGCCATGTTGTTCTAGGACAAATGCTGTTTGTCGGGTTTATGGCTGTTGCATTGTTTCATGGTGAGTATGCAAGCCGCAACACTGTCTGGGCTGGTATTGCTATTGGATACGCGTTCTGGGAAATCATCAATCGCGGCGCGAAGTGGGACAGCCTAGAGGACTTCATTTTCGTTTGCGGGTATGGTGCAGGTATTCCTGCAATGCTATTTCGTGAGGTTACACCGGGTTCGAGCATGATTGTCGGTGATCTGATTAATGTTCTTCCTGCTGTTGGCTTGTTTGCCTTCCATGCAACTGCTGGTGTAATATTCCGCATAATCGGAACCGGAAAGGCGTGACGTGGATACGGCAATTGATTACATCACTCGACTGTGGCCGATGATGGTTGCCTTTGTCGGTGTCATTGCTTGGCTGGTTAAAGTGGACGGTCGGACGGTTGATAACGCAAAGACCATTGCTAGGGTTGAAAAGGAAAACTCTGACAATCTGACACGGTTAGAGGCTAGAATTGACGCGCGGCGCACTGAGGATATGGACGTTCTGCGCGGAATGTTCTCTGAAATCAAACAAGACATTCGGGACTTGAGGGATAAATAATGGCCAGAGGTAATTTTGAGAAGTGCTTGGATGTTGTTCTAAAGCATGAAGGCGGATATAATAATGATAAAAGCGATCCGGGCGGTGAAACGAACATGGGTATTTCAAAACGGTCATACCCTAATGAGAACATCAAAGGCATGACGCGAAAGCGCGCCGCTGAGATTTACAAGCGCGACTTCTGGGATGTTGTTCGCGGTGACAATCTTCCGGCTGGTGTTGATCTGGCGGTGTTCGATGCGGCTGTAAATTCTGGTCCGTCTCGGGCTGTCAAGTGGCTGCAGCGCGCCGTTGAAGTGCCGCAAGACGGCAATATCGGCCCTGTAACGATGGGCGCGCTTGTCGGGATGCCTGCGGATCAGGTCATCAGTCGGATTGCAGTGCATCGGCTTACGTTTGTGCAGCAGCTTGGCACTTGGGGCCGGTTCGGTGGTGGGTGGACGCGGCGCATTGATGATGTTCGCATGAAGGCCATCGAAATGACGGCGGCAGAAGATCGCAAGGACTGGCTTGGAGAGTTGGTTGAAATGCTAATGGGGCTTTGGAAGAAATGACAGATTTGGCACCAGTCGCGCGGATCGTTCTGCGGTATGTCATCGGTGGCGTGATCGGCGCTGCGCAAGGCGACATGCTGGCGGATGATCCTGATGTGGTCACGTTCGTTGCTCTGGGTATCGGTGCGGCTGTGGAGGCCGCTTATGTCTATGCTAAGCGCAAGGGTTGGGCAACGTGATCTGGTGGACTGCTGCGGCGCAACTGGCTAAATGGCTACAGCGCCGCGAAGATGCCAAGACTGATGCGGAACGGGCTGCGGCAGACGTTCAGATCGAGGCACTACGAGGCCGTCTAGCGTCGCGGGACAACGTGGGACTGCAATGGGCTGTTGCTATTGTGGCGGTAGCTATGGCGGCGCATATCGCGGCTGTGGTGTTTGTGTCTGCTGTTCCTGCGCTAGGCTGGACGGTTCATGCGTTGCCGTATCCGATGAATGAGTGGCAGGGTAGCATTGTGATGAGCATGTTTGGGCTTGCTGCTGTTGGTCGGTTTCTGCGGTGATTATGGCACTTGACATTGCGCGAGTCGTGGTGTATATATGTTCTGCGCAGTGGTGAAACGGTATCATTCTAGGCTCATAACCTAGAGTTTTGGGTTCAACTCTCAACTTCGCAGCCAAATTCTGATGATCACATCTTGTCACTAAGCTTCTAACTGGATGATTGCGTCTTGCAGGTGTGTGTGATCTTCTGAGTGTGGTAAAAATGGCTATCCACCATGCGGGCAGGGCAGGCATTTGTAGCTGGTCCATAGGCGAAGCGGGCAGATGTTGGATTAACTGCTGATCGCCCACACTCAACATGTCGCACTACCGCCGGGATTGCCTGAAATTAGTTCGGCGTAAAAGCAAAGTCAGGATGACAGGCCGGAAAGACGGTCACATTAGCCTGCCAGTGGGCGTTATCACTGGCAACCGCTTTCTGGCCTATGCACATGCGCCGGGTAAGCCAAATCTAGCGGGACGCCGCGAAGGTATTGGCCGGGGGTGCATAGACCTGAGCGCGGAAGGCGAAAGCCACGCAAAGGCCCCACGAGCCGGGGGAGGTCACGGCCAATACGACGCCGCCAAATTAGGGATTTGCCTGCGCAACAGGTTGAAAGGCTTACTATTGGTGAGGGGTTGCCCTCTTAAAATCACGGCTTGCGCGCTCTACTAACAAGACCGCACTGATAAGGCGGTATCTTGGGCCGCGCTTGATCCGTCGCGGTTGGTGGATGGAACGGCAGGACTGAATCCGAAAGAACTGTGACTGTCCATGATGAATAAATCCTAAGCCAACTAATGATGTTAGTCGCGGATTAGGGGTGCAATGGTGACGGTCCAACGTCATCGCGCTAACGGATCGCCAATAGAGCCCCGCCTCTTTGACTAGTGGCGGGGTTTCTGCTTATCTGTCGATAGCGGTTTTCCGGTGTGTCCCGCGCGTCGATCATCCCTCCCTCTGTTTACGCTTTAAGACACCGGGCTTTTCCTTATTGACACGGCGCTACATATATGCGAGGCTTGTCGCGTGGCAATTGGAGGTTATCAATGGATAACGGCGCGCTATTTCTAATCATCATCGTTGGCGTGGCGATTGGTGAATATCTCGGGCAATTCATGCTGTATAAAACAAGCCATATGTGGAGTGATGAAACAAATGATGAGCAATGATCAGCCGAAGATTGACTACGACGACGATCCTGTATTCCTTGCCATGCAATACAAATTCAGGCAAGCATTTGAAGAAGGTTGGCGCATGGCTGGTGGTGATCCGCTTAGGTCGCCATGGAATAAGGAACCAGTTGGATGGCGCAAGGCGTGGATTGAAAGCCAATCTCGGGCTTGGCTTGTTGAAAATCAAATTATTTCAGGGGATGACCTATGGAGATGAAGCTAATCTCAGTATTGTCAGTGATGGCTTGCTTTGCAACGCCTGTTCTGTCGCAGCAGCGATGCCTTAAAACTGGTGATCTGTATCAGCATCTTGAAATGACATACCAAGAGCATCGCAAAGGATATGGTATCACTGATAGCGGCGCGCTTGTTGAATTCTGGGTGTCAGAAAGCGGTTCATGGACTTCGTTTGCATCGTTTCCAGATGGAATGTTATGTCTTTTAGCAAGCGGTCAGGATTGGGGATATGAGCCGGTAGAGAAGGAACCAAACCTGTGATCATTCAGGCATTGGCAGTGTTCGATGCAAAGAAAAACTATGACAAGTCTTTGAAAGACTTCGGAACAAAGAAAATGCCAAAAACATACGAAAGCGCAGTTGAAATTCAGCGCAACAAAAAACTGATTGCAGTTGCCATTCAGGAGTGCAAGGGGTGATCTCGCAAGACGACATTGATGCTATGGATGATCAAGGTATCACGGCGCCGCGTTTACATGATGGTAATTCGCTGCTAGGATTGCGGAAGATTATCAGTGACTTGGAGGGTCATCTTGAGTAAGCAACTAGAAGCGTGGGCGCTGTGCCAATCTGGCCTGTCTCGGGCGGAAATCGCAAGTAAACTGGGAATTACGCAACGACAAGCGCGGCGATATATTGAAAAGCAACGCGCAATCTCAGAAGCTGATCCAGCTACAGTAAACGCAATGCAGGCAGCGCAATCAAACGCGCTACCTCATTCTTTTTGGGTCAAGACGCCAACGCATTCGGTTTATTATCAGACGCCACGAAATGACGATGATTTCCTAGACCGCTTGGCCGATGCTTTCTCTAATGTGCCAGAAGCGCCTAGCGTCGCGCCGCATGATCATGGAAGGCAGTCACTTATGACTGTTTACCCTGTAATGGATATGCATATCGGCATGTATGCTTGGGGCAAAGAGACCGGACATGATGACTATAACCTAGACAATGCGCAGCAAGATGTATTCGCTGCGTTTAGTGCGCTAGACAGCCTAACACCAACTGGCGGTCCTGCGGTGCTGATCCTTGGTGGCGACACGTTACATGCCGACGACACTCGAAACCAAACGCCAGCAAGCGGGCATCACCTTGACGTTGACGGGCGGCATTACAAGGTTCTAGAAACCGCGATCAATACTGTATGCTGGATGATTGATCATCTAGCGCGCAGGCATTCCAAGCTAACTGTGCGAGTTCTTCGTGGGAATCACGATGAACATTCGCACATGGTTCTAGCATTTGCCCTATCGCAGCGGTATCGCTCAAGTGGCGTCGTGGAGATCGACAAGTCGCCGCGCGATCTGTTTATGGTCCAACACGGTATTTGCTTGATTGCCGCTCATCATGGCGACAAGTCACCGCCGCAGCGGCTGGTTGGTATGATTGCCGATGTGTGCCCATTCTGGTCTGCTACGCGCGATAGGCACGTTCTGACAGGCCACATTCACCACGACAGCAGCAAAGACTTACCCGGCGCTAAATGGCACTCTCTGCGCGCGTTCTGCCCGCCTGACGCATACGGCGCTGGGTTCGCACCTCGCAGGGCATTGCAAGCTATGGTGTTCCATGATAGAAAGGGGCTTATTATGACTGCGCATGAACCAGTATGGAGGGAATGATGATTAACTGTTCAGTTCACGGCTTGATTGATCGGTTGGAGTTTGGAAAATGTCCAAAGTGCAGCAAGTGGGATGACTTGACTGAAAAAGTAGGTGACGGATTTATGGATGAAATTGAATTATTCAACAAGAGAAAAAATCTCTGGAGTTGCTATTCAACCAGTTCTATGTCAACTCAAGAAGGTGGCGACCACTACAAAAATCACAAAATCCAGCCAATGGAATACAACCTTGCAAATAGCATTCCATTTGCGGAAGGTTCTGTGATCAAATACGTCACGAGATGGCGAGACAAGGGCGGTATTAAGGATCTTAAGAAAGCGCGTCACGTTCTGGATATTCTAATCGAGCATGAAGAAAATTTGGCAGCTAAACCATAAGCAGTATAGTTTGGAGGCAATATTGCAGAAATATGGTTAGTAAGCCATAAAAGAGAGGGGCGCAGTTAGCGCCCCTTGTTATTTGTAGTTGAATGTAAACTCTAGACTTGCTGCATGAGAGCCAAATCCAAAGCATGTAATCGCCAAGCTTCCGTCGTTGATGTTTTTGATGATGTGGTAGTTTCCATCTTCGTCTTGACCAACAACAACTAGCTTTCCGTCAACCTCTTTTACGCGCAGTAGCATGGTTAACCTCCATAAGTTGCGATAAGCAGACGGTAGCACGTATTGCCACCGCCTGAAACTGTTTTATGCGCGCATCGGCATGATGATATACAAAGCATTGTCATCATCAGATGGCTTGATGATCGCAGGTGATAGGGCACTGCCAAGTTCAAACCGCACATCAGAACCAGAGCAATTCGCTAGAACATCTGCCAGATACTTGCTGTTAAAGCCGATGCTCATGGGGTCACCTTTATATGATACAGGTACTTCCTCAGTTGCATCGCCAAGCGCGCCTCTGGTCGTTAGAACCGCTGTATCGGATGAAATAGCGATGCTCACAGCCCGAGACCGATCATCGCTAATAGTAGATGCTCGATCAGATGCAGCCTTCATAGTGCTTGCGTCTGCGATCATCACATTTCGATTGTCGGTCGGCATAATGCGCGTGTAATCAGGGAACGTTCCGTCAATAACCTTGGACACGATAACAGTATCACCAAGATCAAACTTGATCTTAGTGTCAGACACGCTCACTTTGACTTCGCCAATGTCAAGAGATTTGATCAGTTCAGTCACCGTCTTGCGTGGCACAATCACGCCGGGAAATTCGGTATCGTGTGGTAGCGTGATCTTGGCGAAGCGATGACCGTCAGTCGACACGGCAAGAATGTTGCTATCCTGATCAGTGTGAAGATATACGCCATTCAGATAATAGCGGGTTTCTTCCGTTGACATGGCAAACTTTGACAGGTTGAACAGCCGCAGAAGATCAGTTGCTTGCGCCTTAAACTCATGCGAATAGTCAACAGATGCGATATGAGGGAAGTCCTCAATAGGCAGCGTCTCAAGTTGATACTTTGACCGTCCAGCCTTTACGATCAGCTTATGGTCTTTCAAATCCATAGACACAAGCGCGCCAGCCGGAAGTTTACTGACAATGGACGCCAGCATCTGCGCGGGCACCGTAATGCTGCCTTCCTTGACTACAGTGGCGCCTGTGCTTGCCGTCACCTCAATGTCAAGGTCAGTGGTTTTGCCTGACAGAGTGTTATTCTCTGCCGTTAGAGCGACATTGCCGAGAACGGGAATAGTGTGCTTCCGTTCGACAATGCCGGTAAGCTTTGCCAGCATTGATTTAAGCGCGGGCAGTTCGATGTTTAGTTGCAATTGGTAGCCTCCTTGGTTAGTTTGTCGTATGCAATGATAGCGTCATCCACTGCTAATTGCATGTCACTTATTGTGTCTTGTGCGGTGATCAGTGCTTGGCGCAGTTGATCAATAGCATTAAGCCGCCACTTCCCATTCTTACGCAGCCATTTCTCAGCGTTTCCTGCGCCCGGCATGTCAATTAGCTGTTGTGGGGTCATCAAATATCCCCTTCCACATAAGATGCCCAAGATTGAGGGAAGCAGGGTTTGACGTTACTATTTGCTCTTCCATCCAATTTTTGATCCCTTCCTTAGATTACAGTCAACACACAAGCACTGAAGATTACTGGGCCAGTTGCTTCCACCTTTCGCAATTGGAATTATGTGATCAACATGATATTTCTTAGATATGTCAATTCCGCATGCGTTGCATAGAAAATTTTGACTATGAAGTATGTCTATTACGTCCTGACCAGTGTGCCTACCATCACATTTTTTTATTCTAGACCTTCTGTTTCTAACTAATGCCCTTGACTTCTCAGGATTATCCTTTCTCCACTTTTTGTCTTTTTCTAGTATCTTGTCCCTGTTGGCTGCGTAATATCTTTCATGATATTCAGGGTCAAGTGCCTTCATTCTTGAATTGAATTCGGCGGAATACCTTGCGTAGTATTCTTTGTGCCTATTGTAGGCAATTGTCCTATACTCATTATTGCACACAACACAAACACCATTTGCGGTAAATCTGTTTGCTATATGACCATTCTTACAAGGCCTTCCTGTAAAGAAGTGCCTAAGCCCAGCGATTTTAGCTTCCTTTCTGGACTTAGGCGTCAATTAGATATCTCCCTCTACGTAACTACTCCAAGACTGAGGAAAACATGTCTTAACGTGACTTCCTATCATGGACATGACTTGTCTTGTGTGCTTTTGAGCATGGTCATTCATCCTTAGAATACATGCATTCATTACCGCATCAAGACTACCAGACCACCTCCACCTAGTCATGTGACACAATGGCAACACAATGCGGGCTTCTTCCGGGCTAACGAACTTCAACAACTGTTGATAAGCCCTATCCACTTGCATAATAGACGCGTCCGTAATCATTTCAGCGTCATTGTTCAATTCATCGCGCAACGGCGGGCCAGAACCTTGCTTTACCTCATCCGCAATGCTAGACCAATTGTCAGGCGTGAAATATTCTGGCATTCCCTTGATATAGCGGCGGCTGACCTCAGACATACGAAGATACTCGTGCTTTACAAGCTGCCGCGCCACAAACACAGGCGCTTCGACTGTAAACTTCAGGAAACAATGACCGAAAGGCGCTGCATGAATTGGCGTCTTGCGGAATTTCCAGAGCAGTTCCGGGATGCTGTCAGGGTTCATCCGCATTTCTGCAATCATGTCATCATAGTCATCACTAGACATGCCGCGAACAAGAAACTTGATCAGTTTTGCCTGTTGCGCAGTCAGGATAGGCTGATCGCGTCTTAGGCTTGGCGTTAACTCAACGTGTTCCCATCCAAGCGGCTGAACCGTCGTATCATTGTTGAAGCTGACCTTGGCGTCTTTCACAACGTCAAGATCAGTTCCCATTACATCGTCAAGTGTTACTGTTAGTTTGGTCATGGCACCCACTTCCCTCTAATTTTATCGGCAATACACCGACCACCAAATTCATCGTCCGCAATCTTCGCACACCGCTCCCGTTCATCCGCCACGGCCTCGGCTATCAGGCGGTCGTGGGTGGCGCGGTCGTGGGGTTGGGTGCGGATGGCTGCGGCGCACATGCCAGCTGCGCGGCGCGTTTCTGCAAAGAAGTCTTTCGTGTTGCCAGCTATCCGGTCGCAGGACTTCGCATCCGCCTCAATCTGCGCGGCCAGTGCTGCCTGTGCGGCGTCACGTTCGGCTTTGGCGTGGTCACGCTGGATAACAGCTTCCTGCAGGGCCATTTTGTGGATTTCCCACGCAAAGTCAGGCTGGCCGTATTTTGCGACATTCAGTGCCCGACCAACCTTGTCCCGATCCGCCCGCGCCTCGGCCAGCTGCGCGCGAAGGGTAGTGATGGCGTCGGCGGCCTTATCCATAGCCTCCATGCACCTGATGCTCTTGATTGATTGAACACTGGGTGGCAGGTGCAGGTATTCCGAGCAGGTCTTGAGATTGCTCAACAGCGCGTCAAGTTCGGTGTCGTTGGTCATTTGGTGGCCTTTCTTTGCTTGCGGGCGGCTTTGACCTTGGCGCGGTTTTTGCCGGATGGCGGCTTGCGCGTGTCGTTGGCGGCGCTCCAGCGGGGCGGTGAGGATGGGCCAATATGCACGGGAATGTTCCCGCCCATCTGCGCTACAAGCAACGCAGCACTTGCCATTCCGATCATAGTTTTCCGATCCATCCCTCATCCCTCCTTCATTGCTGCGAGGGCGGCGCGGGCAATCTTGGCGGCCCATCCTTCACCCACGTTTATTTTCTCCAACGCCTCCACCAGCGCCTGCACCTTCCCCGCGTCTGGGGCTGGCGCGATGGTCAGGGCAGATCGGATGCGGGCGGCGTAGTCGGCTTGGGCTGCGGCTTTGGCCTCCATGAATCCGTAGACGCGGGCAATGTCTCGCGCTTCAGTCGTGCCAAACTGTTTCCGATTGGTGGCAAACTCGACGAACACCGCGCCGCAACTATCCTCATCGGTAAAAACTTGATAGAAGCCCGTCGCAGCACAGGCTTCATATGTTTCCGGGCCGTATCCTGTCGGCACATTCTCCCACTCCAACGGCTTCACCCCCACCTCCACGGCGGGCAGGGCGCGGATGATGTCGCAGGCTTTCCCGCGTGAAATCATGTCGCGCAACATAGGGGCCAAAGCCGCAATCTCCGCGTCCTTGGCGGCGAGATCGGCCAGCAGGGCCGGGACGCCTTCGCGGCACCATGCGATAAAGCGGGCGTTGGCGGCGTGGTCGCCTTGGCACCAGCAATACTGGTTTTGCACAATGGCATCCCGACCATCCGTCACCTGCCAGTATAGCTGCCCGTTTTGCTGCTCGTGGCCGCTCTCAGCCTGCCAAGGCCCCGGCGTCACGCCTTCCAGCGCCTTCCGTGCATCGTCACTTGCGGTCATATCGTTTATCCCTCCAGATAAAAACCTATGCCATATCGCTACAGCATAGGTCGGGTTGTGTCAAGCTGAAATATCGACTACTTCGCAACTGTTTCCACTGCAAGCCAACGTCTGACTGCCGCTAGTCGCATCTTCGCTTTCGTAAAACCGCAAGTCTGTCCAGTCAATTACGGCTGGCATTTTTGCAACCATAGCCTCATATTCTTCCTTACTGCATTCCTGATACGGGGCCTGTTTATAGCTGTGATTAGAATGCGGAAGGAAACTGATACCGCTCACATCGTCAAAATGTTTGAATACCCATGCGCCAACATCAATCCATTCGTGATCTCG